TGCCGATAACGGCGCTAGTTGCCGATACACCGTATGAGGAATGGCCTGAGCCAATGCCTGTATGGGCAGCACAGCCTTGGGACTGTAGCTCTAGAGATCACAGTGTGTATGTTCTGGACAGGGCGACACCTTGTCCTTGGCTGGCAAAGATAGACGGTCAGTTCTACCCTGCAAAGTATTACTTCACGGTAGATTACACCAACAACGAAATTGCAGATGACCCTGCTCAACACAAGCAGAGTCATGTTATGGAGCTACTTGATGCTGGCCCGTACACGGGAAACATCGTAGCTTTGCCGAATAATCGTGTTAGGGTCACGCATCCTGCATGGTTTGAGACAGGAGAAGGTGCGCCTGATTTCAGGCCATCTCAGCACATTCATTACAGCAAATCAGATCTAGATTACACCTTAGACGTAAATCAGGTCTTTGATAATTTATACGCAGGAGATCCGCATGAAGATGAAAACTAAAGGCTACGGCAAAGGCGGTAAGACCAAGGGCTACATGGCTGGCGGCAAGATGAAAGCTAAGGGCATGAGCAAAGGTGGCAAGCTGCCTATGGTTGAGAAAAACGGAGAAATGGTTCCGTTCTTTGCTGCTGATGGTAAAGGCAAGATGATGGCTGGCCGCATGGTTCCTAAGACCAAGGGCTACTTCAAAGGTGGCAAGGTCATGCAAAGCAAGATGGCGACTAAGGGCGGCAAGCGAGGCGGTAAAGGATAATGCGTAGACCAACTAGAAGAATTAAAGACAGACCAGTACAGACCAAAAAAGCCGCAGATAGAAGTGGCGGTGGCGGTCAAACTAGGCAGTCTCGGCTAGACGATCTTGCTGACGCCAAAGACAAAAGAAAATTGCAGGGTGTTGCTGATCGTAAGCAGGTTTTTGCTAATGGGGCGCTAGACGTTAAAACGCCTCCTGCTGCGAGTGTGAAACCGCCAAAGGCAGACAAGCAAAACATCTCTAAAGTTGAGCCACCCAAAGCTCCAACAGCTAAAAAGAAGCCAGAGGTTTCTAAGCCTGCTTTAACCAAAAGACCTAAAGTTACAGGCAAAGGCACAGACATTAAGTCTAGGGATGTAACGAGTGAAGGCCCGTCTGGTAAGCGAACACTTGCTAACGTAACTGCGGAACAGTTAAAAGCTGCGGGTCTAACTGGTGGGCCAAAAGGATTACGCACTTATTTGAATAAATTCAACGAGCTTGGCAGAAGGCCAAAGCCGTCTGATTTCAAAAAAGTAAAACCAGCTACAAAGCGTACTGGCTCTGCTCGTAAGATGAGTGAGCGTAAATTCAG